AGGTCTTGATAATAACTATCCTTTTGGCAACAGCCTGCTAGAAAGTGTTTTTAAAGTATATAAACAGAAAGAATTACTAGAAGATGCGATTATTATCTATCGTATACAACGTGCGCCAGAGCGCCGCATCTTTTATATTGACGTTGGTAATATGCCAGCGCACATGGCCATGGGCTTTGTTGAACGTGTAAAAAACGAAATTCATCAAAGACGTATTCCTAGCTCAACCGGCGGATCTTCTGCAATCGATGCTAGCTACAATCCATTAAGCATCAACGAAGACTACTTCTTTCCGCAGACAGCAGAAGGTCGCGGTAGTAAAGTTGATACACTGCCCGGCGGCACTAACCTAGGCGAAATCGATGACTTGAAGTATTTTACCAACAAGTTATTCCGCGCCTTGCGTATTCCAAGCAGCTATCTACCAACAGGTGCAGATGATAGTCAGCAGTCATTTAACGATGGCAAAGTAGGTACTGCATATATTCAAGAGCTAAGATTCAACGAGTATTGCAAACGTCTACAAAGCTTAATGGTTGAAGAATTTGACTTAGAATTTAAACTTTGGATTGTAAAGCAAGGCATTAATATTGATAACAGCTTGTTTGAATTGAAGTTTAATCCACCGCAAAACTTTGCTGCGTATCGTCAAAGCGAGCTGGATAATGCACGTATTAGTTCGTTTACTAGTCTACAAGAAGCTCCTTACATCAGTAAGCGTTTTGCATTAAAACGTTTCTTAGGGCTAACGCAAGAAGAGATCACAGAAAACGAACGTATGTGGAAAGAAGAGAACGGTGGCAAGCTAACACCAAGTAATGATGCAGCGGGCGATATGCGCTCAATGGGCATTACACCGGGCGGTATGAGTTCAGACATGGCAGATCAATCAGCAGAAGCTCCTCTAGATATGGCAGCAGCAGCTGAACCGGGCGCAGAGGGCGGCGAACCTCCACTACCAGACAGTGGCGCAACAACACCTCCACCGGCTTGATACAAATTGGCTAAATACAAGATATGAAATTATTAGAGTTTTTCTACTTTAACGACAAGAGCAACAACTATACTATCGATCGTCGCTACGAGTCGAGTAATGACGTGTCTATTTTAGATCAAGAAGATACCCGTAAGATTAGACTTACATTCAAGCAAATTAATATGTTGCGTATGCAAAGCGAAGCACACGAAGCAGAGCAAGAATCGGAACTTGGTTTTATTAGACAGATGTATGGCCAGCCACCCGCAGAACAACAACCCCAATAAACCCGCATTTGTACTAGGAAACGGCATCAGCAGACTTGTAGTTGATATCGCCGAATTGCAGCCGCACGGCACAATTTTTGCCTGCAATGCTGTGTACAGAGAAGCAGAAGTCGATCATTTAGTAGCAGTAGATGTTAAGATGGTCAATGAAATTATTGCTGCTGGATATCATAATACCAATAATGTTTGGACAAATCCAAACAAGGGCGTTCTAGAAACTTCAAATATTAACTTCTTTGACCCACATAAAGGCTGGAGCAGTGGGCCTACAGCACTATGGCTTGCAGCATCAATGGGGCATAAAGACATCTATATTCTAGGATTTGACTTTGAAGGAGTTCAAGGCAAGTTTAATAACGTCTACGCAGATACCTTTAATTACAAGAAAAGCTATGAGCCTCCTACATTCTTTGGTAATTGGGTATCTCAAACTGAAAAGATAGTTAGAGATTTTCAAGATGTAAAGTTCCACAGACTGGTCGGAAAAAAGTTTATGACACCCCCTGCATTTAGTTCTGGACTAAATAATTACAAGAACATTTCATATAACGAGTTATCAGAAAGATTTGCAATAAATCTTAAAAAAGCCTGAAAACGATCAAAAAACTACTATATAACACCGAATTGTAATAATAGTAGTAAATAACTCGACAGCCAAATTAATACCCTAAGGAGACCAACATGGCGGATAAAACCACTATTGAGCAAATGCTCGAGCACCTAGTTAATGGTGAACAAGATAAAGCGGAAGAACTATTCCACGAATACGTTGTTGCGCAGTCACGCGAAATTTACGAAGGACTAATTGAGTCCGAAATGAGCGATGAAGAAGAAGAAGAAGCAAAAAAGAAACAACAAGAAGCAGTTGAAGAAGACTTCGAAGTAGCCGAAGGCGACGATGAAGAAGGCGAAGAGTCAGATTCAACAGATAACCTATTAGGTAATCTAGCAGGTGAAGAAGATAGCGAAGATGAAGAAGGCATGGACGAGCCAGCAACTAAGCAAGACGTAGTTGACGGGTTTGACGAACTAATGTCTAAGTTTGACGAATTAGCAGCAGGTCTAGGCGGCGATCACGAAGAGCCAGACATGGATAACATGGGCGGACCAAGCGACATGGACGCTGACAACATGGGCATGAAAGATGCATTCGAACCACAAATGGCTACTGTACGTGAATACGTAGAGAAAGTTGGTGCGGGCCATGGTGCTGAGAAGAAAGGCTCTGCTGAACAAGGTGGCGGCAATACAAAATCAACTATCGACAACATGAAAAATGATATGGGCGGTACTGTTGCTAACACTGCTAGAGGCGGTGAAGGCAACGACAAAGGCACAGCAGGTGGTCTAGCTGGTAACAAAGCTAAAGAAGACAATGCTGGCAATATTAATGTTCCAGGCGGTAAAGCAGGTAATGCTTTCAATACAAAACAGCCAGGACACGGCGCTGAAAAGAAAGGCGCAGGCGAACAAGGTGGAGCGAACACTACAAGTTTGTTCCGCAATAAGTAATCGGAGCCTTTAGGTGAAAAATTTCCTTAGTGAGCATCTGAGTTTTGACCAAGCTGGGCTGGTCCTTGAATCCTCTGACATAGATGGGAAGAAGACTCTGCATTTGAACGGTATCTGCATTCAAGGGGATATCCGTAATGCAAATCAGAGAATTTACCCTGTCTCCGAAATAGGTAGGGCTGTCAAAACCGTCAATGAACAGATTGCAGGTGGTTACTCAGTACTAGGAGAAGTTGATCATCCTGCGGATCTACGCATTAATTTGGATCGAGTCAGCCACATGCTAACAAAGATGTGGATGGATGGTCCAAATGGTTATGGAAAATTAAAGATTCTACCAACTCCTATGGGACAACTTATTTCAACCATGTTGGAGAGTGGAGTCAAACTTGGCGTATCAAGCAGAGGTTCCGGTAATGTTTCCGATGATGGTAGTGGAAAGGTGAGCGAATTTGAAATTATCACAGTTGATATCGTAGCTCAACCTTCCGCCCCGGGAGCTTACCCAACACCAGTTTATGAACACATTATGAATCAAACAGGCGGATATAACGCATTTAAAATAGCACAGGAAGTACAAGGCGATCCAAAGGCACAGAAATACATAGCAGAAAGTCTCAAGAAAATCATCTTGGGACTCAAATAACAGTAGGAGAATCACATGCTAGATTTTGTAAAACAATTATTTGAAAACAATGTGATTTCCGAAGAGATGAAATCGGAAATTGAACAAGCTTGGCAGACGAGAATTCAAGAAAGCCGAGATCAAGTTACAGCAGAACTACGTGAAGAGTTTGCTCAGAAGTATGAGCATGACAAGTCAGCAATGGTTGAAGCAGTTGAGTCAATGTTGCAAGACCGGTTACACGCTGAGCTTTCAGAGCTTGCAGAAGATCGTCAAGGTCTAATCGAAGCAAAAGCACAGTATAAGAGAAAAATGAAAGACGATGCTAAGAAAATGGAAAGCTTTGTTCTCCAAAAATTAGTTTCTGAACTTTCTGAACTTCATGAAGATCGCAGAAGTGTCGCAGCAAACGTTGCCAAGTTAGAATCATTTATCGTGGATGCACTAGCCAAAGAAATAGCAGAATTCCACACCGATAAGAAAGATCTAGCTGAAACCAAAGTTAAATTAGTTCGCGAAAGCAGAGCTAAGTTTGAAACAGTTAAGAAGCAATTCGTAACTCAATCAGCAACTTTAGTTAAAGAAGCCGTATCTAAAACGCTACGTGCCGAAATGGGACAACTAAAAGAAGACATTGAACTTGCTCGCAAAAACGACTTCGGTCGTCGTATCTTCGAATCATTTGCTAGCGAATATGCAGCAAGCCACCTAAACGAAAGAAGCGAAACTTCTAAACTATTAAAAGTAGTTAATCAGAAGCAAGTTGAACTCGAAGAGGCAGCTAAGATTGTTGCAGATCATCAAAAAATCGTTGAAAGTAAAGACAGAGAACTTCGCATTGCGAAAGATCTTGCGTCCCGTAAAGACATTATGAGTGAACTTTTAGGACCTCTAACTGGAGACAAGCGTACAGTAATGAACGAGTTGCTAGAATCAGTGGCAACAGATAAACTTCGCGTAGCATACGACAAGTATGTGCCTGCTGTAATGGCCGGTGACGCACCAAAGAAAAAAGCATTAACAGAATCAACAGAAATCACAGGCAATAAACAGGCACATCAAATCAGCAGTGGGGAAAAAACTGCTGAGATATTCACAATCCGCAAGCTTGCGGGACTTAAAGTTTAAGGAGAACTAATATGTCAGAACTACTCGAATCGCGCTGGTCAGAAACCAAAGAGGCTCTATTAGAAGGCCTACAAGGTACAAAGCGCACAGTAATGGCAACTACTCTTGAAAATACCCGTAAGTATTTGTCTGAGAGTGCCACAGCAGGTGCAACTTCCGCTGGAAACGTTGCAACATTAAACCGCGTAATTTTACCGGTTATTCGTCGTGTCATGCCAACCGTTATTGCTAACGAATTGGTAGGTGTTCAGCCAATGACAGGACCAGTTGGTCAAATTCATACTCTACGTGTTCGTTATGCAGATAGCGGAAACGGTGTTGTAGCTGGTGAAGAAGCATTCAGTCCATTCAAGATTGCTGCTGCTTACTCTGGTAACGATACAGATGCTACACCTAAAGCTAACTCAACAGCTAGCCTAGAAGGTCAAGCAGGTAAGCGTATGTCTATTCAAATCTTGAAACAGACAGTCGAAGCTAAGACACGTAAATTGTCAGCTCGCTGGACGTTTGAAGCTGCTCAAGATGCACAAGCCCAACAAGGCATTGACATCGAAGCAGAAATCATGGCTGCTTTAGCACAAGAAATTACTGCTGAAATCGACCAAGAAGTATTGGCTTCGTTGCGTTCGTTAGCTGGTACAGCTACACAAACTTACAACCAAGCTGCTGTATCTGGTACTGCTACATTCGTTGGTGACGAACACGCTGCTCTAGCTGTTCAAATCAATCGTGTTGCAAACTTGATCGCACAACGTACACGTCGTGGTGCAGGTAACTATGCTGTGGTTTCTCCACTAGCATTGACAATCCTACAATCCGCTACAACTTCTGCTTTTGCTCGCACTACAGAAGGTACTTTCGAAGCACCTACAAACACTAAGTTTGTTGGTACATTGAACAGTGCAATGCGTGTTTATGTTGACGGTTATGCTGCTGATAGCACATCCGTACTAGTTGGTTACAAAGGTTCTAGTGAATCTGATGCTCCAGCATTCTATTGCCCATACATTCCATTGATGAGCAGTGGTGTTGTATTGGACCCATCAACATTCGAACCAGTAGTTAGCTTCATGACACGTTATGGTTATGTTGAGTTAACAAACACAGCTAGCTCATTGGGCAATGCTGCTGACTACCTAGGTAAGGTTGACATCACTGACGGTAACGTTAAATTCAGCTAATCAAATCTTTGGTTTAGAAGAAATTCAAAAAGGCCCTTTGGGGCCTTTTTGTTTGACTTAAATATCCCATGAAGGTTGAAACAGAACACGACTTTAAAGAATTAAGGAAACACCTAGATAGTTGGCGTAAAAAATTTCCTATGTTCAAACACGATGTGTATCAAATAGAACACATTGTAGAAAAGCATATTCAAAACTATAGCATTATAATGGTGCAATACAGACAGACTAAAAGTCGAGCATGTATTGAAAAAGCGCAGCACGAGATAGATGAAATTAATCGAGTTTTAGAGCTTGTGGGTAAAATGGAACTCATGGCATTACTTTCCCAAAGATAAATACATTGTCTAAATGAGCGCCGCAGCCTGCGGACTTATGCTGTAACCCACAGCGTAGACCTAAAACGTCAAATTAAGGAGAATCAAATGGGACGTCCATTAAGAACAGATATAAATGGTGTTGATGTACTAAACACCTACGCAGCAGCAAATACCGGTATTAGAATTGAATTCCATGACGGTACAGCACTAAGAACAGACGGTATTCTAATCAAACAACGCGGTGCAAAAACATTCGTAGTTGCAAGAATCGGAACTCCAACAGTACTAACTACCGCAGTTGTAAAAAACGGCGCACCGAGTGCCAATGGCGAAATGAGATTGTTTGGTTACATTGGTGGCAATGGTACATCTGCAACTAACATTGCTAAAATTACCAAACGTGTTGCAACTGACTTCAGTGGCAATCGCTACACATGGGTACTAGCAAACGATTCTTCAAACGACTACATCGTGCTAACAGCAATCTAAACGAGATAAACTATGTCACAAGTTGTTCAAACTAACGGCAATTACACACTTAAGACGGTCCGTGCTGGTGTTATTAGATTAGACACTGGCCCGGGCGTTGGTGAAACAAGAATCACTGGTAACTTAGTAGTTGACGGCGTTACTGTAACTGTTGATGCAGAAAACATCGACATTAAAGATAATGTTATCACGCTAAACTACGGTGAACTTGCCAACGGCGTTAGTCTACAATATTCGGGCATAGAAATAGATCGGGGGTTTAGCGGTGGTATTGCTAACCCTCGAGCTTCTCTAGTTTTTAATGAGCTAACAGATACATTCGAAGTTGCTAAAAAAACAGGGTCAGGTGTTTATAATTTCTTTGACAGTGCTATTAAAACCAGATATGTCAAAACAGACGGGGCGACTGATCGAGGCGACCTTGGATTAATTAACACCGGTATTGGTGTTGTTAAAGTCACAGGCACCACAGATTACCTCAACGAAATATTATTAAGAACTGCTGAGAATTCAGTAACGGCCAGAGATATTTTAGCCAACAAAGCCTACGTTGATTATGCAGTATTGAATAACCCAACATACTTCGTTGAAGATGACGATACTCGCGTAGTTGCAGCAGATACTACAATTCATGGTAATGGCGGCCCAAGTAGAGTATTGGTTCAGATTGATAACAACACAAGAGCAACATTCTATGATGATAGAATGACATTGTTTAATATTGATATCAGTGATAGAAAAATTGCCGCACGAAATACAAACGATAGCATTGCCATTGAAGCCAATGGCACTGGCAAGGTTACAATTAATGCACCATTGCAAATGGAAAATCAAAGTTTTGTTCCAGCAGCAGTGTCGCTTAATACAATCGTATATTCAGGAACACCCGGCACAGGTAAATCGGGAGTGTTTTTTGTAAACACCACCGAGAGTGCAGAATTAACAAACAAAAACAGAGCATTGCTGTGGAGCATACTCTTTTAACGGATAAAAACAAATGATTCAATCTACATTGCTACTCGCTGGTTTCGACCAAACAATTTACACAAGTGCAAATACCAATGCAATTACAACCATGGTATTTTGTAATAC